TAGTAAACACTACAGTTGGTTGCGGTAACGCTAACCAGATGGAAGTCCTACAGTGGCTTCAAGATAAGTATGGCGGAGATGACTTCCAAGTTATTGCCATTCCTACTAACGACTACTGCGGTCCAGGAATTACTCATGGTAAGTGGTCACAGGGTATAACTTGTGGTTTAGATTCACAGGAATATGGTAGAGATGTTTATGGAACTACTTTCCAATTTTCAGAGATGGTAGCATCAAACCCAAATATTTCTGTTAACGAACTTAATCCCCATAACGGTGACGCTACTGTAAATGGTTTGGGTCAAGAACGAAAAGAAACTCATGACCTTTACAAGGAAGTTGCAGATCAAATGATTAAGATGGCAGCTAAAGAAAAAGATTTAGGAATTGTAAATAAAAAAGAATATTATTCTTATTGGCTAAACATGGATACTGGTGGAGCTGAACAAGGTGGAAACTTTGAAAAGTATCTTATTGATAAAGATGGATACATTGCTAAATGGTTCCAGTGCACAGTATTAAACTATGATTCAGAAAAAGGCGTTAAAGAAGCTGCAGCAGCAGCAGGCAAAGTTATTGATGTTGGTCCTGGTAGATCTATGAAAGTCTTTGAAGAAGAGTATGCTGTAGTTTGTAATCTTATTGAGGAACTTATTGCAGGTAAAAAGTCTCTCATTAATCCAAACGCATAACCCATATTTGACTTAAGTGGCATAAACTGCTACAATTATAGTATGAAAGAATCAAGTATACTCCGCATGGACTGGAAATCTCTTGGCTATTGGCCTGTCTACAAAGATGGCAGATTGGTGTGGGAAAAAGATGTTAAATCATATAACGAAACATCAGAGGACTAAAATATTTCCATTACGATGGATAGGTAATTTTCTAGGATCTTATGCAGGAAGTCATCTTGTTAAGGCTGTTTATATGGATGAAGATGGTGACTTTAATTGGCGCTATACATACCATGCAAAAATGTGGAAGTATCTTAATAAGCCTTATCAATGGTGGGGAACATACTATGAAATTGATATTGAAGAAATGAAAAAAGATTTAGAGGGATCATCTTGGGACGATTACGATGAAGATGGTATACCATATTGGGAAAAGAATAGTTGAATAAGTCCCTAACATATGATATGCTTAATACATGAGAAAATCAAATAACAAGGTATCCCAGCATAAAGCTAAAAGAGCCTTAAAAAATAAAAAAAGAATCAAAGCCAAACCTTATAAAAGTAAGCATGAAACTAAACTTGAAAAAATAAGGGAAGAAATCATGATGGGGGTTTACCGATGAAAAAGATTTATCAATGTGAAGATTGCAGTACTGTTATTACAATTGAAACAGAGGTACACGAGTTACCTGAATCTATCATCTGCCCATGTGATTTATCTATGAAAAATATTGGTGCATAAATGTGGTCATGGGTATTAGCAGCAATAGGTGTTACAGGCATCTTCTTGGTCGGTAGAAAGACTATTTGGGGATGGTTAATACTTTGTGTAAACGAGTGCCTTTGGATTGCCTATGCCCTTGCTACAGATCAATACGGCTTTATCGCCATGGCTGTAGCTTATGCTGCAGTATATATTAAATCCTTTATGCATTGGAGAAAAGGTTGAGCGTTATCGTAGATATTGATGATACCCTTTTAGAATTTAAAACTAATAAGCCTATTAAAGAAACAATTGATTATGTAAAATCTTTAGGTGATTCAATTGTAATTGTGACAGGTAGAAATAGTTCAGAAAGAAATCAGACAATTAAAGATCTTAAGGTTACTGGCATTGACTATGCTCTTTTGCTCATGAACCCTGGAAATCCAAGAGATGCTGTAAACTTTAAACGTAAGGTTGCAGAAACATTTAGCATTGAAGCAAGACTTGCAATTGAAAATAATGCTAATGCTAGAGCAGCATATGAATCTGTTGGAATTAAAACACTAGACCCTGCTGAGTTGACAAGGTAGATAAATGCGTAATAGTTTTGAATTTGAAGAATTGGATGAACCTGTAGACTTACAAGTACATACTCTTTCCCCTGCAAAGTGGATGCTAGTTGACCGTGAAACAGGACAGGTGTATACTGGTAATAAGAATGGCTATTGGGATAGGCTAGAACCAATTATTAAGAAAGAAGTTTAATGAACTTTCAATCAGAATCTAAAAAGTCTGGAGATGCTTTTGAAGAACTTGTATATGAAGATTTGGTTAGTAGGGGCTTTGATTATATCCAGCCAAATGTTTATATTGAAGGTGCTGGTTGTGAAGTAGATTTTATTGCTTATGACAGTAAGTATGATCTTGTTGAGTATGTAGAAGCAAAGGGTGGACTTGATGGTGAAGGCAAAAGGCCAGGGGCTAAAAGAACTGATAATGTTAAAAAAGCTATTGCTAATGGAGCATTGATACAAGCAGTAGATGTTCGTGCTTACTATGTAGTATATTTTTCATCGGAGCCTAGTGAAGGTTATTCTACTGAAATGATAAATACCGCTTTAAGAAATAACATAATTGATGAAGTAAGATATTTATTGCCAATCGAGCTTGACTTTTAATCTTAGAAAGAGTATACTTAGTATATGATTAACATGGAAATACCAGATCCATTTCAAGACTTTTTAGAAAAGAAATATGCAAATTATAAAGGTGCTCGTTGGGATTTCTTTGCTCGTGAGTGGTCGTTTGCATGTGGATGTTGTAAAGAGCCTTTGTTTGCACCAACTAAAAAGATTATGACTAAGATTAGATTGTTTCATACACGCAACGAATGTTTAGGAGGTTACTAATGAAAGTTTTATTTCCAATATTTATGTTTGTTTCTGGATGGGTGGTTTGTTATATTCAAATGACATACGGAGTTGATCAAAGTGAGTAGAATCGTTATTTGTCCAGTATGTAAAAAAGAATTAGAAGTTAGAAAAGGAATATTTGCACATGATACACTTTATAGGCATAGCAAGGAGCATAAATGAATAAGTATTTACTTGATCTTGGGGATGATAATTTTATTGAAGTTCCAAAAGATATTCAGTACGAAATAATCCAAGACAAGCTAATGACAACATACTATTGGACTGTTGGATTCTTTTCTGCTATAGTTGGATTCTTGCTAGGAATTATTGCAACAAAATAATTAAATAGGTTACCCTTTGTAGTTCAGTGGATAGAACAATGGACTTCTAAGCCATGTGTCGCAGGTTCGATTCCTGCCAAGGGGACATGAGCACCAGTAGCCAAGTTGGTTAAGGCACCGAACTCATAATTCGGCTATCATAGGTTCAAGTCCTATCTGGTGTACTAAGCGAGTGTTGCATAATGGTAGTGCACCATCCTTCCAAGTTGGTTGTGCCAGTTCGATTCTGGTCACTCGCTCTACGTTAAGCCAAGTGGCTTGACTTTTAACAATGAAAGGTATATAATATAACTATGAATAAAGAAGATGCATTAACAATTATGATGAACTCTATCAATGCTGACAACAGAGAGTTCTGCATTAAGTCTGGAATGTCTGAAGCAGAAGCTGATAAGAATATAGAACAAAGCCAGATGAGCCTTGGCCTAATGATGTCAAACATTTACGATAAGATGGTAGAGAATGGTATTATAGTGGTATAATGGTCCTATGGGACGAAACAATTTTGCTAAAACCTTTGCTTCACCTTACTTTCAGAGTAGCTACTACAAGAATGAAACTAAGGCTGGAAACACGGAGCAAAAAATAGAACAATGGTTTAAAAATGTTTTTAGATTAAAGAAATATAAGACTAAGAAAGATACTTTAGATTCTTAGTCTTTATTTTTTGCTGGATGTTTTGGTTCATACGGAGCAATCTTAGCTTTGATTCTTCCATCTTTATATAATCTAACAATCCAACCATCCTTGATCTGAGTTGCGTTAAATGATTGAGATTTCTTTTTTGCCATTATAGTGAGTGTCTCTCTGTTTGATTTTTTGTATAATCTTTGCCAAAATTAGCAAATAATGCTTTATCTCTTTCACGATTAGCAATACCTCTTGACCATGAATATCCTGCATCTCCACCCCACGCAAGCCACATGATGTAACCATTAGAAGGGTTTGATGAGTTGCCCCAGTCTTTGCCTTTCTTGTCTACTTCATGACGAGAGAAATAAGAATACATTCTTTTAACAGTGCTAAGAGAGATAGTTTCTCCTCTTGCTAACTGCCCTGCTCTGGTCCAGCCTACAGATGTTCCAGCACCTTTAGCTTTACCATCTTCTTTAAACTTAATAGCTCTACGAGCAGCAGATCTTGCTCCTGCTGGTGGTGAATACCCTTCGGCTTTAGATACTTCGTCTGTATCATACTCAACAGTGTCATCATCTTCAAAAAGGTCATCTGCTTTTGCAGCAGGTACACAGTTAGGAACTGGTTTTCCGTTATCTCCTGGCTTCATTCCACGCTGTACATACCCATCCCAGCAAGGATCTTGCTTTGAAATTTTATCTGGGCAACATTCAGACTTACCTAATTGAGAATCAAACATAGCCATTTGGGTTTCTGCATCTAAACCACTACATAGAGGACAACTGGCACATTTAATCTGTTCTTCTTCACACATGTCACACTCACAGCCTTGGTAAGTGTTGGTTGGCATTATAGGGTTTTCAGGTAGTGGTGCTTCTGCTTTGCCAAATGCAGATCCAGACCATATATCAACACCAGGCTTATTATTAATTCCTGATCCAGTAGGTCTGCCTTGGTTAGTAGTCATAGATTGTGGTTTCTTCATTCCTACTGAAGGATTAATATGTGGTGATGGGTTTGCTGGCATTGGGTCTGTGACTATTGCGTTATACGCAACATCCATAGGTGTTTCAGATTTCATAGAATGATCTGCAATGTTTACTAAGGTAGCATCTCTGTACATCATTCCAATACTGTATGCTGTTGCTTCCCATGTACCGTTTTCTTCTTCATAAATTCTAACAGCCATAGCTGGATTTTCTGGTGGCATTGACTGAATTGCATACTCTGTTCCAGGTGTTCCATAAACCCCACCCTCAGTCATAATATGTTCTACCATACCATAAACTATTCCTTCTGAGGTCATACCCATAACAAAACTACCTTCAATTATCATAAAATTATTATAGCATAATAAGAGAGCAGTTTATAGACGACTGCTCAGGTCTATTAGCCACGAAGATTCAACTCCTGCCAACTCTCCCGTCAAGGGGAGCATCCGTTGCCAAAACTTTCTTAAGGTCTTATTAGCGGAATGTTAACCATTATACTACTATTTTGAACTTATTTCTGCTGCTCTTGCCTTTGAAAACTTAAACATAGCCCCTCTGATTGGGGAGTATCCAAGGTCTTCAGCCTTCTTGCCACAGGTATCAAGCATAAAGTTAAAGAACTTTTTGACTGAATCATTTTTTGAGCTCTTTTCTTTGTATGCTATACCATAGGTAAAGGTGGATATATTATAAGATAGTTTGTTAGGGTTCTTGTAGTTTATCTTAACTACCCCACCTTTATCTGGAACAAAATCTCCAAGGAATACAGATGCTGCATTAACTGTTGGTTGTACAAACCTTCCAGCCTCATTCTCAACAGACACTGTCTTTAGTCCTCTTCCATATGATATCTCATTGTATCCAATAGATCCATTTGTTGTTCCTTGTACCATTGCAATTCCATGAGACCCAGAAGCGCTGGTCATATAACTCTTAGATATATCTCCAGGGAATGCAGTACCAAAATTTTTATTCCCTGGTTTGTTCCATATAGTTGGAGCAACTGCATTAAGGTATGAAGTAAAAACCTCTGAAGTTCCAGAGCCATCAATACGGTATACAACTCTAATCTTTGTTGCTGGTATCTTAGGTAGTCTTGTTCCTATTGTGTTTTCCTTTAGTATCTGTGGATCATTCCACATTGTTATTTGTCCCGCAAAAACTTTGGCTAGGGTATCTCTACTCATTTTAAGAGTAATATTGTATCCATCAAGTTTATAGATAATTCCAATTGGCCCTGCAACTAATGGCACGTAGGTAAACTCTTTTGATGGTTTTTGTTCTGTACCAGAGTAAGGAACATCTGACATAGCAAAGTCTGTTACTCCATTTGAAAACATATTCTTTCCAGCACCTGAACCAGATGCTCCGTACACAACAGAATCTCCTGTTGATTTCATAAATTCGACCCTACATCTGTCTATAAAATTAGCAGCAAATGTGGATCCAGCACCTTGAAGGTTATCAGCATGTGAAGGGGTAATAAAAAAAGCATTAGCTATTATTGCCAATGCTACGGGTAAAACAATGAATTTAGGTTTCATAATTATATTGTATCGTGTTCAAGCCTAGAATTTTAATAAAATTGGTTAACGGAATCATAACTTTAAGTGAACAATGAGCCTTTTAAACACATGCTCAGGTGTATCTTGTGTGCTTCCTACACTTTCCCAAATGTCCACCGACACACAAGAATGTTAGCTGATAGTGATAGTCTTGGGCTTCTTCTCTTCAGGTACATTCTTTTCAAGAGTTAGCTCTAGAATACCGTTTGAGAATTCTGCTGATTCAACTTCCATATATTCTGGCAAGTTAAATACTGTTGAGAACTTTCTTGCTGCAATACCCTTATGTAAGAAGGTTACAGACTCATCCTCTTCAACTTCTGATCTCTGTCCAGACACCTTAAGTTGATTATTTTCTACCATAATTGATATCTCGCTCTTATCAAACCCTGCTAAAGCAAACTCCAAGATTAAAAGATCTTGTCCAACCTTAATTACATTATAAGGTGGATAGTTATTATTTGTTGTTCTAACTGTTTGATTGAATCGATTAAAGAATGGGTCATCTAAAAGACCCAGCATTGTTTCTACTACCATTTTATTCCCCTTTCAAGCGAATAAGTTAATTTACCCCCCAACTGGGCAGGTATAAATATTATAGCATAGAAAAACAGGCCAGTCAAATACCCTGACCTGCTAATCTAACTATTTACTTTTTAGCTGTTGATTGCTTAGCTGCTGGCTTCTTAGCTGCAGCCTTCTTAACGACCTTGGCAGTCTTTAGGACGGCCTCTACTTCTGATCCTTCAGGAAGGCGACCAAAGGCCTTGTCATTAGGGTTAATTGCTCTCAATGCTACGGGTGCAATGGCTGCCAGTAGTGAGTATGCAAGTGTCTTAGGATCCGTAACCCCAGACATGTATAGGGCAAGTCCTGCACCAAGTACAGATCTTCCGTATGATGCTAGTAGTGCTTTAATTTGTTCATTCATTTTATTCCTCCTAGGATATGAATTTGGTTAGTACTGTAAAGCCAATCCATAGACCAATAATTCCTGCGACTCCCGCAAAAACTGGTGGTGCTGGTACTGGCAATTTGAATGCAGCAAATACAACGCCACATCCAAAACCTGTTAGTATTGATAAGATAATATCTTTCATTGATAATCCTTTTCTGATAACTCTTTATGGTGATCTAAACATACATCTATGATGTTTGATTGTGTTGCATATATCTTTGATGCTTCAACTTCACAATCTAGTACGTTGCAAGAATAGAAAGCATCGTAAGCCAGATCTTCTCGTGATTTGAATTTTATCATGTATCTAGTTTACCATAGTCCTCTAACAAATGACTAGAAAAATCTCTTTTTTTATATTTTTTAACCAATTCTATAACATGATCTATGACATTTCTCTCTCCACTGCCAAAAAATACCCCTTCAATACCGCTTGATTCTAACTCTAATAGGATTTTTAGAAGGTCTTCCTGACTAAACAGTACACCATCTTTATCCGCACCGTTTAAACCAACCATTACTTTTTTATCTTTAATGTCGTATAGTTTAGCTTTAAAATGACTATAATCAATGATTATCTTACTATTGTTTTTTACTGCCGAATCAAAAGTAAACTGATTAGTAACTGAAATATAATAATCTATTGATTGGTTATTTGAACTTTCTAAAACATCTATATATTCTATTAAGTAGTTTGATCTTTCTATGCTTGTTGAATAATCATTAACCGAACCAACGATTCCTTTAACATCTTTTTCACTTTCTTTTATCCATCCACAAATAAAATTTATCTGTAAAATATTTTTTTTATATAGCTCATTAAAAGCTTTATCTATTTGAAAAAGAAATTGTGGAGATACGGTATATGGTCTAACTGCAACCATATGTTTCATCTTTGTTTCACTAGAAATATTTTTTGCTATGTTTATAAAAGCATTTATATTGTTGGCGTTATAGGTATGCAGCACTCCATCAAACCCAGCTAATTCTAATTCTTTTATAATTTCAAAGTTTGACGTAAAAAAATAAACGTTCACTTATCTTGCTGCCCATAGTCTTCTGGCAAAATATCTTGAATAGTTCTGTATCCTTCAATCAGACGCAAGCGTTGTTCCTCAAGCAAAATAGGTGGTGAGTATTGCTCTAGATATTCAATAATTGGACCAACATCATTAATAAAATTATTAACTTTATCTTGAGTTGTCTCAATATATTCAAAGGCCCAATCACGAGACTGAGAAATAAAAACTAAAAAGTCATCAGATTTTTCTATTTTTTCTTTTTCTATTTCAATAAGAGATAAACTTAATTGTTCAGCAACAATGTTTCTGTCAATGTAGGCCTGAAGCGCATCATAGGTTAATGAAAAATTTTTGGCTCTTAGCCTTATTATCTGTGAAACTAAATAAATAATAAATGTTATTGTAATAAAATAAACTATAAAATCAAGCATTTGGGTCTTCCCCTCCCTCACGAACTAACATAACGATTGCACCGTTCATCTCTAAAGCTTTCTTAACTCTAATCATGTACTCTACTGCAATTCTTTTATCTTCGCTATTTAAAGAAAAGAAATCTTTTTCACTTGCCCTAACAGTTATAAAATGATCGTGATCACTTAATGTTACTCTAAAGTTTTTAGGAGCTTCGATAGATCTAAAAGCCCTCTTCATTTCATTTGTATACATAATTATCCTATCGTAAATGATTGCCAGACATTTGCCCAGTCTTTTTTAGTTTTGTGGCTGTTAAATTCTTTAGAGATGTTACCATTTTCAAGATAAACTCCACCCCAGACGCCCCACTCTTTCTGAGAAACGCCCACAGCAAAACACTGCTTCTTTACTGGACAATCAGAGCAAAGGCTATCAATCGCTAAACGTAAATCAATCTCTTCTTCATATTTATCAAAAAATAAATTTGTATCATACTCAAAACAAGATGCTTGATCTTTCCATTTATGCTTAGTCATTATTTCTAACAAACTTATCGGGTATATCCCAACCATTTTTAGTTACTGGAAAAATCTTTTGAAGATACCATTTCCCATTGGAAAAAACCCCATCCTTAGATGTTTTAGCACTTTCAGACGGCCAACGATTAATAACTGTCCAACCATCCCACAACAAAGATTTGTTAGATGCAACAATTGATTCCATTTTTTCTAATGATTTTATGTTCATGTTATTCCTTTAGTGACAGTATATACCAACATCAATATTTTTGAGTTGGGCTGTTGCTACCAGCTTTGACACTGGTTCTTTTGGATTACTTAAAAAAGCAAAATGATTTAAAGATTCAATGTTTTCTTCAATCCAGCTTGGTGGAACATTGTAGAACTTAATCTTTTTACCTCGTGCCTTTAATCCTCTTTCAGATAAATTTGAAAACTCTGAGACCATCGCATTAATTCTAGATGGCCCTGCTGAATAAATATAAAAATAAGGATCTTCTGATGGCAAAGCGGACATGGCTACAGCCATTGCTCTTAGAAACACCTTGTAGTCATCAAAACCACTGGTACCTTGAACTCCAACAATCACTTTATTTCCCATCTCTTAATCTATCAACAATAAACATTATCTTATCTAATTGTACCTTATCCATATTGATTATGTCAAGTACTTCTGCACTGTCTTTATCTATTCCATTGCTACTAATGTCAGCAACATAGAATGAATTATCCTTTACCCAATATGCCTTGTTTTCAAGGATGATGATCTTTATGTTTGTGCTTTCTTCATGGTTCCTTGATTGGCACTTTACCTGTTTTTTTACAAAATGTACTGATGGCAGCAGTGGCTTAATAATCTCATAAATATGGCTTTGGCTATAGGTAAAGGTATTACTTTTTTTATTTGACTTATCATTGTTAAAAAACAATTTTGCAGAAAAATATAAAATTATAAAAGTAGACAAAGACCCAATAAAGTATTCCATAACCACCTCTAAGTCAATTATACCACTAAGAGTCTAATTATTTCTTTTAGCGTATATTGATGATTTTTGCTTAATTTTGCTACTTCATCAGGATTAAAAGCTTTTGGTAATAACTTTACCATTGGATTTTTCTCTGTTACATCCATAGAGATAAACCCATGTTGCCATAGTGCCATTGTTTCTGTAGAAAAATAAGCAGCAACCTCTTTATGAAGTTCTGGATCTACATCTACTAATTTTTCAGTAAAATTGTATAGTGGTTCTCCAGTTTCCATATCAATTCCAGCCACCTCTAATGCTCCACTAAGTATTAAATCTTTAATGATTTCATCTTCGCTATTCTCCATCATTGCTTATCTCCTTAAATCCCATTATTTTTTTTGCTTCAGACAAAGATTTTTCATCTGGTGCTCCCCAATATCCAAAAAATTCCCCATTAAATATTTTTTGATAATTAACATCTGACCTTTCATTTGAATGACTTAAGTATGCCCAAGATATTGGGTTTGAAGATTTAAAAATTTTCCAATTCCATTCTGGATCTAAAGGCTTGTTTTCTTTAGATTTATCCAATGATAAAAATAGCGGATCTTGCATTGAAAAAATTCTGTAGCCTCTAGACAAAAGCCTTAAACTTTGATTAATTTGATCACCATTAAAATGATCTGCTGGGTCATGAAGAACTTCTCTAATAACGGAATATTTAAAAAAAACTACCGATGCATGAATACAGTTAGTTTCAGGATATTTTTCTTCACCGAACTTAGAAGCGCCATAAGTGATTGGCCGACCAACATTTACTTGATCAAAATTTTCTCCTTGCCAGCCATGATAAATAAGCTCTGGTTTTGAGTTTTTATAATTATCAAATTCATGATAGTTGTTTGTATACATATCTATCTTATCAATGTTTTTTTCTTTAAATTCTTGATCTGGGGACATCAGGGAGTCTCTGTCACTAATATCATAGTATAAGTTTCCCCTTGGAACAGCACTCAAGATTACTCTATCTGTGTTTGCTATTTCTTTAACATTGTTAAAATTTTCTATTAACTTTACATCCCAATCTTTAGTGAATATTGTATGCGAATCGATCTGTAATACATAATCATGTTCCTGGGTTGACAAAAGAGATGCGTTCATTCTTCCAAACCCTGTACCCATAGGAGCAGGAGTAAAAATTTCAGCATAAAAAATTTTAGAGTTATTTGTAAAAAATTCATTATCTAAAAGAGACTTCTCTTTTTCTAATATATTGTTAAATACTCCAAAGAAAACTCTTTCTTTATTGCTAGCCTGTGACATTGCACTTTTGATTGTGTGCTCAATTAAGTATTCATTACAGGATGCTATTGTAACAAAGATGGTTTCTTCATTGATCTCCATAGTTAATTAACTCCTCTAACTGCTGTTTTGTTTTAGCACCAGTTGTTCTGTGAACTTCTTCATTGTCCCTCATAACAACAAAAGTTGGTACAGACTGAATCCCAAAGTCTTGAGCCATTTCTATTTCATTGTCTACATCAATAATGTAAAACCTTGTTTCGGATTGATCTTTATTTAATTCTTCCACAAGCGGTCTTGTTCTTTTGCAAGGTCCACACCATTCAGCAGTAAAATATAATACGATATTCAATTACTTACCAGACTTTTTTCTTGCTTTAGCAAGTGCCTCAAAGTCTTTAACTTTAGTATCTCCTAGGTATCCCCAAGCATAGCCATCATTAATCATCATGTCATTGAGAGATACTGTGTTACCGTTAATATATACCCAGCCTAAAATGCGACCATACTTTTCAGATGAGTCCATCTTTTCAGTCTTAATAATTACAGATTTAGCATCCTTAAGAGACTTCTTTAGGTACTCTTTAGCTTCTAAGCCAAGAGCTTTCTCAGCAAGATCTTTTGTGCGAGATTCAGGGGTATCAATACCAGCTAATCTTACACGAGATGCAAACAGAATATCAAACCCTAAATCAATAAGAACGTCAATGGTATCTCCATCTACGACATTCTCTACTTTTCTTACATAATATTCATACATTACTTATACCGCCAATTTTTCTCGTTCATCAATAATGCTAATCATAAAAGACATCATGCTAGTGTACCCGTCTGGAATAGCCATAATTTTATTATAATGATGACCACAAAACATAAGATCACCACTAATTCCAGTTACCTTAACTAAAGCCTCAGCGCTACATCTATCGCAACGATCATGCGGAGATAGTAGCCATTCTTGTTTTACTTCGTCTTTAATCATTGTAAACATTATACTACTTCTTTCTGTTATCAGTGGAATAAAATCCACTACCGTTGAAAACTGCTCCTACATTAGAGTATACACGTTCTAGTGGTAGATTGCAAGTTTCACAATCATATCCTGGATCATCTTCTTTTATTGAACGAATTTTTAAAATTGTACCTTCGCAAGATCCAGTACATGTATATTCATATGCTGGCATTAGTCTATCTTTTTTCCAAACTTAGCCCAAACTCTTTCATGAAGAAAGTAGCCAATCATTTCGCAACCTGTATAAATAATTGCAAATGTACCAGCATATTCCCAATGAGCTTCACCAGTAATAGCTTTTTCAAAGAAATAAACTAACGTGCTAACAAACCCAATATGAACTGCTGGCCAAGAAATTGATTTATATAAACTTCTTTTATTTGATTCCATGATTACCCCTTAAGTGCTTTAAAAGTTTTAGGGCCAACAATACCATCTGCTGCACCTAAATTTGGATTCTTTTTTTGCCATGCAATTAATGCCTTTTTAGTTCCTTCACCAAATTCACCGTCAGCAGTTACTCCAAGGGCAGTTTGAACGACCTTGACGTTTGCACCCTTAGATCCAACCTTAAGGGCTTTAAAGGCTGCTGGAGCCGTTGTAGAGACCTTCTTGGCTGCTGGAGCAACAACTACATCAGTAGAAGTAACTTTAGATAGTAGCGGAGCATTTTCTTCACCAGCATAAACTGGACGACCCCAACCAACTACTGCATTGACTAGCTTCTTTTTGTTATTTTTTACATAACCACGAGTTTTTTCAACGCACATTCCGCCATTTCTTTGATCTCCTTTTGCAGTTCCTGAAGTGTTTCCTTCAATAACCTGAATCGTTCCATCTCCATTATTTTTAATGCAAATACCAACATGTGAGATACGATTTACGCCATCATCTGGGAAGTCAAAATAGATCCAGTCTCCTGGAGTTGGGTCATCATTACGAGCATCTGCCCAACGATTGTTTTTCTTAAACCAGTCTGAAGCTGCAACAGTTGATGCAGACTTTGGATACTTCTTTGGGTCTAGCCCTGCTGTAAATGCTGACCAAGAAACAAATGATTGACACCATGGTTGAAAATTAACCTTCATCCACGCTCCGTACTTTGTTTCGTTATCTTTAGGTCCTTCAATAGTACCTACTTCTTTTTTAGCAATTTCAATAATTGCCTCTAATGATCCCTTTGCTGCCATGTTAAATCTCCTTTGTATGGTCTTTAAGACTTACTCCATTATATCAGAATTAGACCTGCCCTGTCAACCTTATGTGAGTTCTCACCCTATGACAATTAGCGCATACTACTTCACATTTTGCTATCTCTTTTTTAATTGCTGCCCAAGAAAAACCATCATGAATCATTCTTGAAATATTATATTTTTTATCTCTAAGGTGGTCAAAATCTAAGACTATATGATTTGTTATTCCACAGTCTACACACCCAGACAGTTGTTTAATCTCTATCAGTTTTTTCTTAAACTGTTGTTTGTTATAAACTACCAACTCTTTGTCAGTCATTAAAATTATTATACCGCTAAATATTAAAGCCCTATACAGGCAATTCACCTGACTTGCGCCACGGTCTCTATCCAATGGGTAACTAATCCATCACTAAGGTCCCGTATAGGGTATTTTAATCATATCACTTTATTTAATTTGCTGCCCCACCTGGCCTCGATCCAGGGACACCCGCATTAACAGTGCGGTGCTCTACCAACTGAGCTATGGGGCAAATCCTTTATGAATAGATTTTAACTAAACCAGATGGAATAGTATTAAGGATTACCCATTGTGCTGCTACTGCTGATGTGGCAGATGATGTAGTCAGAGGAACAAGACCAAAAACATTAGAGATAAAGTTTGATCCATTAGTCTGTTGAAGATCTACAGAAAAATCAGTATTTGAATCAAAGATATTTCCTGGGCTTGTAACTGAATTGGTGTCAGTTAAACATGCTGGATAATCTACCTTCTTTTTAGGAGCATTGCCAGTTGAAACAAAAACTGGAATACCCTTAGACTTTAGTACAGAAATCAAACGCTTAATCTCTTTATCTGCTGCATCTACTGTATATGGTGCAGATGCTGATGGCATGCATGGTTTAGATGGATGATTAAAAAATCTTGAAAGAGAAACAGCAGAAACAGATGCAGAGTTTACATCTACCCATTGTAACGCTGCAATAAATGTTGCTGGATTAACGTCTGATTGTGGACTTGGTGAAGATCTTAAAGCAATTATGTTTAAGCTTACGTTTTGCTTTTTAGCAACTTCAACCATGGCATTTCCATGATTAACATTATCTGATAATGATTTTGGAAATTTCTGTACAACATCTGTACAAGGTGCTTTTGTTGCAACAACAATACATGATACATTTGGAGATGCTACTCTTGAATCAAAATACGAATCAACAATAACTAAAGATTTTGTATCTGCTGCATTAACTGCAACTGGTACTGGAATTATAAATAATACTGCAAATAAAATAGATGATAATTTAATTACTTTTTTCATGTTATTCCTTTATTCTAATTACTACTTGACATGGGTCGCCACCTTGGTCCCACTCTTCTAACTCTTCTTCACTCATATATGGATCGCCATCATGAGTATTACAGAACGGCTCTGTTATCCATCCCCGCTCAATTCCATTTGTTAGCCAAATGTGAAATTCATCATAGTCTTGATCAATAGTCATACTTTAAGTATAACCTTAAACACTGACAATGTCAACTGGGCCAGCACAAGATGGTGAAAATTTAATGGCTGCTCCAACTGCTAACTGTAAACGTCTGCGTGGATCTCTAGATTTTTCAGTTGCGTGAAGAGCGCCATAGGCATACTCAGCACCAGAACCCATTGCTAAATAATCTAAATCATATTTTGATAAAGACATATCTGCGGAACTATGTTCATAAATCTGTCCCTTAATAGCAATAATTAAACCAAAGTCTGAATCCTTGCCTGTATCAACCCACCAGTCTGTATAAAACTTTTTGAGTTGTTTAATAAACTTAGTTTGCATAAACTTATCTGTGTCACGAATATCTGGGATGTCTGGATTAAAATTATAACGAAGTCTTTCGCCATCCATGGAACCCGCATAGCCAATTAAATACGGACCAAGCTTCCAAACTTTTGGGGCAGTAAGTGATAGAATAGTTCCATCATCTGAAGCACCACGATCACCAGCTAAGTAAATCTTACTTTCATGTCTTACTACAGCGATACACGTCATGGCCAAAGCCCTCTCCAGATAGGTTATATTTAAGTATACCATCCCTGGAAAGGGCTGTCAAACATGCTTAATTATGACTAATTAGCCTTTTTATCTACAGACTTAAACGCATCATTGATCTCTGCCAATGTGAGTTTTCCATCGTCCAAAAAAGCTCTTGCCAGTCTTTCAATAACTGTGGCTACGCCTAATAGTCCTGCTAAGAATACAGCCTGCATAGTATCAATTCCTACTACTGCTCCTGCTCCTAAGACTGATAGTCCTGATGCTGCGAATACCGCTAAAATTCTCATAAGAATATTTGTTATTGCTTTTTGTGGGTGCTCTTTTTTAGGGGGTTCTACTACTGTTTTTCTAGTTGCCATTATTTTTCTCCTTTTCCTGCAAAGTATCCACCAATAATTCCTATTAGTCCTACTAATGCATTTTGAACTAATGCAATTGCATCTGAGTTAGTTGAAAACTTTTCTCCAGATGTTGCCTGTTGCATTAACATTGAAGAGTATTCTCCAATAACTACAAGACCTATGAAGCCTAATATTCCTAGGGTAATAACCCACATTAACTTATCCTTCATTCGTCATCATCTCTGTTTCTAATTGGATAAGTGATTGCCCATGCAATTAATGTTCCTATAATTGCATAACCCACTATCGTCTTTGCAGAGCCATCAAGGACTACCCAGGCAATAAACATACCCAAAAGTGTCCACAATTGATCTATCATATCTTTTATTACTTTCATCATGGTCTTCTCCTTACTCCCTTGGAATTGCCAGAGGCTCCTCCTCCACCTGATCCACCACCAGAACTACTTCCTGATGATGATCCTCCAGTGGATCCTGCTGCAGCACCAACAGCGTTCATTGCTGCTCCTGCTGCGACAACTGTTGCAACAACCATATCTGTTGCCTCTTCTCTTTCTCCTTCAGTCATATCTGCACCAATACTTCCAATGGCAGCAAGTGCTGCTCCTGGGTCTGTAAATGCTGCTTCTAATAATGCTCCAGCATCTGTAACTAATTCTACATTTGCAGCAACTTCTGCTGTAATAACAAGGGCTTCTCCACTTTCAGAAGTTCTAACTTCAACAGGGGTTTCTTTTGGAAGGTCTTTGTATTCAATTCCAGCATCTTGAATCTGTGCTGCTGTTACATTTTCTCCAGATGATACTGCTGCTGCTATGACTACTGTTGCAATTAAATCTTTTTGCTCAACAGTTAAAGGAGCATCTGATTGTTTAATTGCTTCTACAATACTCTTAACTTCTGCCTGGGTTACTTTACCATCAGAGTTAATATTATCTAAAACCTTTTTAGTATCTTCTGCTGTAATCTTTCCGTCAGTCAAAGCCTTTTGCTCAGCAATCTTTCTATCTTCTTCTGCTTTTAATCTTGCAGCCTCAGCCTCTTTAGCCTTTTGTTCTGCCAATATTCTTGCCTCTTCTGCTGCTTTATCTTTAGCAATTTGTGCAAGTCTATCTGCTTCGGCCTTAGCCTTTGCTTCTTCTTGTGCCTTTTTTATTGCCTCAAGTCGTGCATCTTCTTCTGCCTTTGCTTTGGCTTCAGCCTCTGCTTTTAATCTGTCTGCTTCTGCTTTGGCTGCAGCCTCTGCTGCTAGTCTATCTTTTTCTGCCTGAATTCTTGCTTCTTCTTCTGCTTTCTTTCTTTGCTCTTCAGCAATTCTGGCATCCTCTTCTGCTTTAGCCTTGGCTATTTCTGCAGCAATTCTTTCTTCTTCAGCCTTTTTTGCTGCTAGTTCTGCTGCTATACGATCTGCTTCTGCTTTTGCTGCTAATTCTGCAGCAATTCTCTCAGCCTCTGCTTTGGCTTCTGCCTCTGCTTTAATTCTTGCTGCTTCAATCTCAGAGGCTATACGAGCAGCCTCTGCTTCTGCTGCTAAACGAGCAGCCTCAACCTGCGCTGCTATTCTTTCTGCTTCAATTCTTTCTGCTTCTGCTAGTCTTGCTACTTCTGCTAACCTAGCAATTTCTGCAAGTCGTGCTACCTCTGCAATCCTAGCAACTTCCGCCAACCTAGCAATCTCTGTAAGTCTTGCTACTTCTGCTAACCTTGCTACTTCAGCAAGTCTTGCTACTTCAGCAAGTCTAGCGACCTCAGCAGTTGCTGCTGCAATTCTTGCAGCTTCTATTCTTTCTGCCTCTGCAAGTCTTGCTACTTCTGCTAACCTAGCAACCTCTGCTAACCTAGCAATCTCAGCTAACCTAGCAACCTCTGCTAACCTAGCAATCTCTGCAAGTCGTGCTTCTTCAGCAAGCCTAGCAACTTCAGCTAATCTTGCAACCTCTGCTAATCTTGCTAATTCTGCAGTAACGGCTGCTATTCTTGCAGCTTCTTGTTGTGCAGCCAATAATGCTGCTGCTTCTGCTTGAAGTCTGGCCTCTTCTGCTAGTCTTGCTACTTCTGCTAACCTAGCAATTTCTGCTAA